TTAACTCGGGCCTAAATAGTCGAAAGTGATGTCACTGAATCCCTTTCGCACTGCAAATGAATTAACACCATATGTGTCCTTATAGTGCTCCTCTACCTTAGGCATTATTTGAGAATAAAGATCGGCTTCATCAATCTTGTCGTCTCGTAAAACAAACGTATCGAACTCATGCCGTTTGCTATCGATATAATAAATAACTTTATATTTTGCTTTCATATCAGCCCCTCAGTCATTTTTGGCAACAATAATTGTAGTTTTTATCACCAAAAACGCCGTGGTATGACCAGCAATTTTAATTATGCAGCAAGATATTTCGCTCTACACATCTCCGGCAAGTTAGCCCTAACAAGTGCCTCAGCGAACGGCGGCGGTACCGCATTGCCGCAGCGCGCCACCTGCTTATCTTTGGCGTACTTCACGCCGCGATAGTCACGGTCAATGATATACCACTCCGGGAAGCCCTGGGCGCGGTACAGCTCGTGCGGTTGCAACATGCGCATACCAATATCAACGATGCGGTAAACGATGCCATCCACTGTTACCAGTCCGTCGCAATCCTCACCGCAGTATTCCCGCAGGAACGCCAGCACCTGCGCCGCGCGCTGCTCGTCATACCCTTCTGCTGCCAGTGTGGTTTTCACCTCCCCTACGTGCTGGCCACCAGCAGTGACCGTTGGCGTAGGTTCGTCTGTGCGCTGCCCGTCCCGGCACGTGCCGCGTAACTTCACCAGATGGGATGTGACCAGACCATGGTGATCCGTGGTAGTGACCGTATGCGCTGGCTCATTCATAGCGGCGCCGGGCCCGGAATAATTGCCGCCGTAGTGTTTCGCCAGGAACGCGCTTACAGTGGCAAATTTATTGCCGTCGGCGGTAACGGTACCCAGTGGGTTGTCCAGTTGCAGCACGCGCGGTTCCTGCCCTGGGCGCTCGCCATATCCCATCTGAATGAGCGTCGGGGTCACCAGCTGCGATTTACCGCCGCCGCCTGCCGTGATAGTCGCGCTCGGCTCGTCGGCCCGGTGGCCCACGCTGGCACCGAACTGGCGGGCAATCACTGGCGCAACGACGCATGACCGTGACTCTTTCAGGATGGTATGCGCGGGTTTATCCAGCGGGCGTGGTTTGGCCTGATATTCGCTGCCACCATTACCCGCCAGGAACGGGGTAAGTGCGGCTTCCACCACGCCCAGCGCATGCCCGTTTCCGCCCGGACGCTTTGACGTACCGGCGGTAACCGTTGGCACCGGCTCGGTGACAACCTGCCCGGTCGCGCCGGTACGGAATTTTGTCAGGTGCGGTACCGCGACAGCATAGCCGTGGGTTTTGGTAATGGTCTGTAGCGGATCCGCCAGCGCCTGTCCTCGGAAGCAGTCGTAACTGGTACGGGTGCTGGTGTGATTGCACTTCACGATAAACGGCGACGCATTGTCGATCACGAACCGCTGAATGCCTCGGGCAATGCGTTTGAGCGTGTTCTCGGCCAGCGGCTTTTTGCGGTCAAAAATCGACGGCGCCGGGATTGACCAGTCGATACACTCCGCCGCCGTCCGCCAGGCTTTAAGCTTACCGTTCTGCACTGCTGGCGATTTAGGATCGCCGTGTGTCGGCTCCGGCCAGGTCACCGGCACGCCGTCGCACCGCATCACCATGAAAAAGCGTTTTCTGATTGTCGGTGCGCCAAAATCACACGCCCGCAGCTCGCGGTGATCAACAGAATACCCGAGCCCGGCCACCAGCTGCTGCGCCTGCTCCCCATCGGCGGCAATGCCCAGGAACTCGCAACATTCCAGCAGCGCCGGATGTCCGGCGGGGATACCGCCGGAAAGCATGCCGCAGAACGCTTCGAAGGTTTCTCCGGCGCGTTCCGGGTTCGGGCGCTGCCCGCCATCAGCGGATACAATGAGCGGCCCCCACGTTTTAAATTCTTCGACATTTTCCAGCATCATCACGCGTGGCCGCACCGTCAGCGCCCAGCGGATAACGATCCACGCTAAACCGCGAATAGATTTTTCTACCGGCTTCGAGCCTTTTGCTTTCGAAAAATGGCGACAATCCGGCGAAAACCACGCCAGCCCCACAGGGCGACCAGCCGTCGCCGCCATTGGGTTTACATCAAACACCGATTCGCAGTAGTGCAACGTATCCGGGTGGTTCGTGGTGTGCATCGCCACGGCGTTTTCGTCGTGGTTAATGGCAATATCCACGCTGCGGCCAGTCGCCAGCTCAATACCGGTAGACGCTCCGCCGCCACCGGCAAAATTATCAACAATGATTTCTCTCACGCGTATTTCTCCATGGCAGCTGCCAGCGAACGGGCCGCAGTGACTATCGCCGGTACCGGCATTTTTTCCAGCCACATGCGGTTGATGTGATGTTTCAGGCGACGCTGGTGGTGCGCCGGGAGATCCCCGGCGACTTCAATCTGAGAAAAGACCATGCCGACTTCAGCGGGCCAGACGGTTTCCGGCACATCCACCAGCAGCAGGCTTTCAAGCTCAACGATGCGGTTTGTTGCATATGCCAGTAACGCCTCCATCATAAAGCCTCCTGCTTCGGTGCGGCCGGCAGCATATCCGGACCTTTGCGAATAGCTTTCGCCAGCTCAATGGGGTCGTCAAACAGCCAGTCGCCGGTTTGCGGATGATTAGCTTCTGCCATTAGGGCGGACCACTCGCAGCCGTCCTTGTAACCTTGCAGGTAGTCCAACGGCAACGTGGGCTGGCTTACATGTTCGGTATTGCCGGACAACTGCTCTGCCTGTACTGCTGGCGCTGCGGTGAGCATGGCGGCGCGGCAGGCGTTCCAGCCAACAGCTTTTCCGTGTTCAAACGCGCTATCAAAGTCATCATCCATTTCCATCTCATCAGGCACAGCTACCGGCGCTGGCTGCGGTAACTGTGGTGCTGCGTAGAGCAACACATCATCTGAATCAGACTCTGATGCAGGCCAGACATCAGCGCCAGCTCCAGAATCAAAGTAATCCAGGTTAGCCCGGTCAATGCAGGCTACCGGCTTCTCAGTGGCGGCGCGGTACTGCTTTATCTCTGCGGCCAGCGCTTTGACAATTGCAGGCGTGGCGTAGCGGTCGTTCAGGTCGTCCCACAGCTGGCACATCTTAGCGCTATCGTTTTTGTGGACATCTTCGTTAGTGCCTGCCAGCGCTGTAATAACCTCGTCAGCAGCTTCAATAATTTTATCGAGCGTTTCTGGTGATACGCGTTCGTTGATTGTCATGGCTTAATTACCTCACCTTTGCCGCCGCAGTGGTCGCATGGTTTGTACGTGCAAGCGGTTCCGCCGCTATACAGATTGTAATTTGGTACTTTGCCGTGTCCGTTGCACCACAAACATTTTTGTTTCAGAGAAAATCTTTCTCTGGCGATAGTTTTGTAAGCGGAGTCGATTACTTCCTGAAGTGTTGTCATATCCCTCACCCCTCCACCGTTAAATTGATGCCAGCCACGTGACAGGCTCTTTCAAACGCATCGACACACAGGTCAATCATGTGGTTCACCTCTCCATATCCAAGCGTATTACCGTCCACATAAGCAGGAATTTTCACAGTGACCGCCCGCGCTTCCGATTCCAGCGGAGGCAGGTCAGGCGTAGTGACGCCAAACAGCGCAGCCAGGGTGCGATAGTTTTGCTCTGAGTGGTAGCGGCCTTTGCAGCGCACCAGTTTTTCGGCGGCGGAAGATATCGCTTCCAGTTCAGCGATGCGCTTCTCCAGATATTCGATACGGTCTGCTTGCTGATCGAAATGGTAGTCCCGAGCAGACAAGGTTATGTCTTTTGCTCCCAGATCATTCAGTAGCGCCAGCGTCATTTCCGGGGTTAGAACTTCGTAAAACTCATCACGGTCATAGCCCCAGCCGTCAGAAATTGCTCGCTCCGTCAATACGCGCAGTTGCGCCAGTTGTTCTGCTGTCATGGTCATGATTTGCCTCCATTACGATAAAATCGCTCACGGAATGTCTGGCGGGGGCTGTCCGGGTCAATACCCAGGTCTTCAGCAGCAATATCGATTAGCGTCTGCTTAACAAAATCCACCGCCTCGGATTTATTGCCGGCTTCAATTTCAAGACGCTCCACTAATTTAACGGCCAGGTAGTCTGATTTCGAAAATACCCTGACCAGGTAATCAGCAAGGCTGACATAGCGAGGATTGGTGAGACCGAATTTCACTGTTAATCTGCTCATACCTGGCTCCCGCGAAGCTGTGCTGCCCAATCGTTTAACGCCTGCTCTGCGTATTCACCTGACAGACCGTCATCCGGCGCGGTGGCCAGTTCTTCTTTAGCTCCCAGCACCGCCTTAACCACGTCGTAAACCTCTGCCGTTGGTTTATCGATAAAACCGTGATTGAATGCGGCGGCAAGGCGGGCAGCGGCAAAATTAACACCTTCAACGCGCCCAGCCGCCCGCTGTTCTTTCACCCATGCGTCCGTTGCGGGGGTTTTCAGTTTTTCCAGAACCGCATCATCAGGCTGATAGGGCCCGTTATAGCTGAACTCATCCGCGTCAAAGCCAATCAGCGCCGCATTCTCAGCGCATACATCGTTCAACTTCGCCGCCAGCGCATCACTACGCGCACTCTGCACGTCCAGCCCGGCCTTGAGCTTTTCGATTGCCAGAACCACATCATCAACGCCGTCTTCGCCAACTGCCTGGCGCATGGCCGTCTCCCACTCAACTTCGGCTCTGACAGCGGAGTCACGCTCCAGACAAGCCGTACGCGCCGCTACCAGCGCACAATCCAGCCGCCCCGCCAGTTCAGTCAGCAGTTGTGCCGTCTTCGGATTTTCGTACTTAGCGACCACGTAGGTGGCGCGAATTAACTGCTCATGGGCCATGTCTTTCATGCGCGGGCGCTCCCGAAGATTTTATGGATTTGATAGCCCTGCCAGTTCTGGCGGCAATCATCAGTGATTACGTTTACTGGCTCAGATGGTTTTTCCGGCTCCGCTGGCTTGATTTGAGATTTCCGCGCTGCGCGGCGGGCGGCACAGTCAGCTTTACGCTTTGCCTTACGGCGCTCAGCCAGTGCTTCCACGTACGTCTCGTAATCCTGAAACGTCAGGAAATAACCCTGTTTACCCTGTTTGATGATGTTCCCCTTCCTGCAAATCTGAGTGAGGAAGTCGCGCGTGATACAGTCGCTGGTACCAAGTAGCGTTTTTATTTCCGCATAGGTCAGTCTGCGTCGCTCTTTCAGCTCAGCGAGCACGGCATCCACACGGATCAGATAGGTTTCTTCCGGCGTTTTATAGTCAGGTGCAAGCGCGTAAACATAGCCACGCCGCCGCCCTGAACGTACCACCTTCCCGCTACGCAACAGGCCACCCAGTAGCGTTGAGGTCCGGTTTGGGTCCATGCCGATAGCAGCGGCGATTTCGTGCAGGTTTCCTTCCCGGTTAGTCAGGAAGCTGATCACGTCGTTAACAAAATTCGTTGTCATGATTTCCTCACTTCACCACACGCAGGTGGCTGACGTTTTTACGGTAACTGGCCCAGTTGAAGTTCACCCAGATGCCGCCATCCATCTGCAGGCGGTCCATCACCCTCTCGCCCAGTACGGCGGTCAGCTGGGGGTGATTCAGGTTGGTCAGCACACCGACAGGTTTCAGGGCTGCCAGGCGGCGATCGATAATCTGGTTCAGGATGACGAACTCGCCGCGCGTCTCGCGCTGTACACCCACCTCATCGAGAACCAGCAGGTCCACGCGGCACAGGTCATCCAGTAACGCGGATTCTGATTCGCCCTCGTCGTAGCAGGCGCGAACGCGCAACATGAGGTCGGGGATGGTTACAATCAGCACCGTGGCGCCACGCCCGAGGAGATGATTTCCGATCGCTGCCGCCAGATGGTTTTTCCCGGTACCGCAGCCGCCGCTGAACACGAAACTGCCAAATCCGGTACCGAAGTTCTGGGCAAACCGCTTTGCCATCGTCAGCGCAAGTTGTTGCCCCTCACCGCTCACCTGGTAGTTTTTGAACGTGCAGCTGCGGTGCAAGTCCTGAATACCCGATCGCCCGAAAATACGGTCTGCACGCGCTTTCTGGTTGAGTTTCTCCACCTCAGCGCAGTGCTTGCGTCCCTCTTCCTGCTGCCAGGCCATAAGTTCTTCAGCACTGGTAAACTTGGGTTTGATGCCCGCCGGCATGAGTCGCTGCAGGCGTCCGATTAATTCGCTGCTGGTTTTCATGATCACCCCGTAAATCCGTCTGGAATCGTGTTATCAGGTTGCGGAATTGCGAATGCCGTAGCCTTCTGCCGCCCCGTGTTGCGCTTTGCCTGTTCCCGCTGGCTTCGCAGACTCTGTGCAAAAGTCTGTTCCCACTGCTGGTGATGCTTAACGCGGCCTTCGACAGACCAGTAGTCCCGGAACTGCTGAAGCTCCTCCGGCGTATAGCCAGGCGCTTCGCCGAGAATAATCCCCCACAGCGCGGCGCGGCGCTCAAACTCAGGGGCTGGTTTCCAGCCGGCAGTAATCGTGAATTTTCCCAGCGGAGGTTCGTACTCGGCCTCTGGGTTTTCTTCGTCCTGAATTTCTTCAGGCGCGCGATCCTCTCTCTCTTGTTTTATTCCTTTCCTTTCCCTTCCCTTCCCTTCCTTTCCGTCAGTGAGTCCTCCATGAGTATTCAGTGAGTCCTCAGTGAGTCCTTCATGAGCACACTGTGAATCAGCATGACTATCTGCGTTATTTTTCAGTGAATTATCACCAGATGCTGGTTTTTGCTCGTCGGGCTGGGGCGGTAACGGAATATTGGAATTACTTGGACGGTTAATTTTCTGGTGTTTCAGGAAACCAGGTATCTGCAAATAGTGACTACCATTCACTGAGTACTCAGTGAGTAGTCCGTGAGCGATCAGTTCCATAATTAACGGCTCGCAGTCGATAGTGTCCGCAGGAAAAACCTGCATCTTAATGCGCTTTGGTGAGCGCTCCAGACAGCCTTTGTCATCCGCAAAGTTGAACAGTCCGATAAAAAGCAGACGAGCCGAGATAGAACATTCGACAACTTTTTCGTCTGTCCAGAACTCCGGTTTGACTGTTCTGATGCGAGCCATTAACTACTCCTGTTATTTACTTGCTTAATTTGCCCAGGCATACTTACCTCGCAATTGCTGACGGTTATTGCATCCGAAGGCCGTTGCTGTTCCACCAGCACGGTCTTCACCCTTTCAGAACAGCCCACGCTGTTCGGTGCGCCTGAGGCGCTTTTCTTCAAACCTGTCGGCTGAGGTTGTTTGTTTCTCTGCCCACAATTTCGCGTGTCGTAAAACATCATCGAAAATTTTCCCCTTGCGGCTTGCCTGCGACATACGCCGGTATAAATCCACGGCCTGGGATGCCCCCCCCTGAGCCACCGGCACCGGAAAACCCAGGCGGATAAGCTCTTCGCGGACGTGCTTCTCGATAAATTGCTCATGGTTCATAAGCAGCCCCGGTTACATGACGCCCAGCATCGACGTGACCATTGTCATTAGCGGTCCGACCTGCTCGGGCATCAGGCGAAACAACGACGCGATCCCCTCGCTCACCTCTTTCAGCTTCTGATGTTCAGGCGCTTTCATCAGCACGGCCTGTTTGGCTTCCGCGCACTCTTTCATCGCCGTCGCGACGCGCGACAGGATGTCTTCCTGAGGAAT